GAATGTCCTAACCATGTTCATCTTAATGGATATCTCCAGACAGAAAAATACTTTAGTCATGCGTGGAGACAACTTAAGTGGGACTTTAGATTTAAGGATGAAGTCATCGATGCTGTAGATTATGCATGGGGTAATATCCTAGCAGATGAACCAGTGTCTATCTGCGTCAGAGAGTTCAATGATCACTTCGACTATCCTGGATCTTCAAGAAATCATCGGAATCTCCCCTGGACATACTTCGAGAAAGCCATTAAGATGATGGGTGAGGATAGACAGTACATCATCTGTTCTAACAACCTGAAGTTGTGTGAGCAACAAGAAGTATTCAAAGGAAAGAACTTCCACTTCAATGATCTGAATACGAAGGTAGATAAATCACACTTTGATTTCTGTCTCCTGTCCAAGTGTTCGGACCACATCATCTCCAACAGTACATTCAGTTGGTGGGGTGCATATCTCTCACCTAATCCTGACAAGAGAGTGATTGCACCTACCCCCTGGTATGGTCCTGGTCAAGCACACATTGATACAACAGATTTGTTCCCCGAGTCATGGGAGGTTATTGAAGCATGAGTTTTATGGAAGTTGCAATTCACGATGGATCACCTGGTCTTGCAAATAGAATTAAGAACTATGCAGGTATCTACAGGACATTCAAACAAGCATTGACTGTCAATGAGGCTGACGCCTATATCTTTGATGACTTACGATTAGCCACACAACAAGAACTAGACACCTACCCCACCTTTGATCACTGGAGGTTTCCTATCATCCCTGGTGAGGATAGAAAGACTGGTGAGTTTAAGTATATTGATCTCTTGTACGAGGACACACCAAAGTATTTTGTTGATGTGTATAGAGAAGCCTTTAGACATCTACATGTCAATTCAGATATCGTTGATTACTGTGTTGGATTTACTAGTGACTGGGATAAGGTAGTCGGTCTCCACATCAGATCATGGTATTGTGACAGAGTAAAATATCATAGTAATGAACTGTTTGAAAGTGTTATAGATACCTTTGACAAAGATAGAAAGATCTTTCTTTGTGGTGACAACAGTGATGTATTGAAACACTTTGAGGAAAAGTATGGTGATCGTATCATCACTCATCCACAGAAGAAATACAATCACCCACATATGGCTGAGTCAGGACATAACAAGTCCGTACAAGATACTGTAGATGCATTCATCGACTTGTATCTTTTGTCTATGTGTGATACTATCGTGGGTACATATGCCTCAACCTTTGCTGAGGTGGCGTGGTGGTTAGGTGGTAATAATCCGAAAGTTATCATTCCTGAACCATACAATTTAGAGGAATCATTTAAGAATAGGATTTTTGAGAGAGTATGAAAACATCCCTGGTTACAGGTGGTGCCGGATTCATCGGTAGTCACCTGGTTGATAAACTCTTGTCTATGGGTCATAATGTTATTGTCCTTGACAATGAGACATCTGACGGACATGATCAATATTACTGGAACGATAGGGCAACCAACTATCCAGTAGACATCAGAACCTTTTGGCACATTGCTGATAAGTTCCGTGGTGTAGATTATGTTTATCACCTCGCTGCAAAGGCAAGTGTTCAGGCATCTATTGCCAAACCCATGGACACAATGGAAACACAGGTCATGGGTACAGTGAATGTACTTGAGGCAGCAAGAGCTGCTGGTGTAGAGAAGTTTATCTACTCCTCTACCTCTGCGTGTTATGGTAATAATAATCCTATTCCCAACACCGAGATCATGAGGGAAGATCCACTCAACGCTTATGCAATTGGTAAATTATGTGGTGAACAACTAGTCAAAGCATATCATCACCTCTATGGTATGAAGACTGTTGCTTTCAGATACACCAATGTATATGGTGAGAGGGCAAGACACGTAGGAACATACGCACCTTGTGTGAGTAAGTTTATCAAGATGAAGAAAGAGGGTCAGCCACTGACTATCTTTGGTGACGGTGAACAGAGACGTGACTTTATCCATGTGTCTGATGTAGTCAATGCCAACGCAGTGATTAGTTTTGAGGAACTTGACAACTGGGGTGAGGTCTATAACATCGGGTATGGTGAGAACTGGAGTGTCAATGAGATTGCTAATGCTATCTCGGAAGATCAGGTTCACCTGTCCGCCAAACCTGGTGAGATGAAGGAGACCCTGGCTGACATTCGTAAGGCGAAGACCGAATTGACTTGGAAACCCAAAGTAAATATTCTTGATTGGATCAAGACACAAGTATGATCGACCTTAGTAATGCGACATTCATCATTCCGATCAGGATTGAATCGGATGATAGATTGAGGAATGTAATTACAACTACATCTTATCTCCTTGAAAACTTTGATACTAATATCATTATCAAGGAAGTGGACAAGACATCCAGATTTGTTAGTGATGCACTTCCGGTATTGAAGAACATTCTTTCAGTTCCGGTCAAGGTCAAACATATCTTTGAAGAAAGTAATGCTCCTCTGTTCCATAGACAGAGAGTATTGAATGAAATGATCCATGAGGCAGACACTGATATCGTAGTCAACTACGATTGTGATGCTATCCTTCCTCTTGATTCAATGAAGAAAGCATATGATATGATCATGGATGGTGGTTACGATGTTGTCTACCCCTATGGATGGGGTAACTATCAGTATCAAGTCAAACCATCTGATGATGTAGTCTCTGATTTTCTAGAGAGTTATGACTATGCAATACTGAAATCAAACTCCTCTATCTACGATGCTCAGTCTGGATGGGTTCAGTTCTTTAAACGATCTGTCTATATCGAAGGTGGTATGGAGAACGAAAACTTCAAGGCATATGCACCAGAAGATAAAGAAAGACTATACAGATTCGAGAAGTTGGGATATAATGTTGGACGAATATCCAATTTCATCTATCATCTAGAACATGCTCGTGGTGAGAACTCATGGTTCACCAATCCACATATGCAATCTAATAATGATTTATGGGAACGGATTCAAAGAATGACAAAAGATCAACTTATTGAATACTACTCTAATCAAAGTTACTTACAAAAATACCTATGAAACTTTTTCTAGACACAGCTGACAATGCTGAAGTAGCACGTCATTTCGGTACAGGTCTGATTGACGGTGTGACAACTAATCCCACTCTGATCAGGAAGAGTGGTCGTAAACCACAAGATGTATATCGTGAACTGATGTTGATGGGTGTCAAAGACATCTCCATGGAGATTGTTGGGGAGGCACCCTACATCGTAGCTGAGGCACACAACCTTGTAGAAGAGTTTGGGGAAGTATGTACTATTAAAGTACCTTGCACTCGCGAGGGACTTCTTGCTTGTCGTGAACTTTCCAAAGAGAATATCCGTGTCAACGTGACTCTTATCTTTAGTGCCGCACAAGCAATTCTTGCTGCCAAGTCTGGAGCATACTATGTGTCACCCTTCGTTGGACGTTGTGATGACAACTCGGTGGCTGGACTTGAAGTTGTACGTTCCATCGCAGAAGTCTATGGAAGACATCGTGTTGGTACTCAAGTATTGGCAGCATCTATCCGTGACGTTTATAAAGTTACTCGTGCTTTCTATAATGGTGCTGACATCGTGACCATGCCTCCCACAATCTTTGAGAAGATGTATGATCATGTCCTTACCCGTGAAGGTATCAAACAATTTGATACTGACTGGGCAACATATAACGAAGAGATTCCTGTAGTCCCTGCAACTCCTGTTTTATCTGTATGAAAGTTCTAAACCTAGGATCAAGTGGTCAGATCGGTGCATACCTCACCGAGTATCTTCGTGAGAAGGGACACACTGTTCATGAATTTGACAAAGTGAATGACCCTCACTGGCAAGACCTTACAATAAATGACAATAGTCTTCTCATGGAGAAAATTATTGACTCTGACTTTGTATTCTTCTTGGCGTTTGATGTTGGTGGTTCTAGATATCTCAAGAAGTATCAACACACGTTTAAGTTCATCAATAACAATACACGTATGATGGCTAACGTGTTTAATCTTTTGGAGAAAACTAATAAGAGATTTGTATTTGCATCCTCACAGATGAGTAACATGTCTTACTCTCCATATGGTGTTATGAAGAGAGTAGGTGAGATGTACACCTCTACACTTGGTGGTCTGACTGTCAAGTTTTGGAACGTGTATGGTATTGAGAAAGACCATGAGAAGTCACATGTTATTACAGACTTTATCCGTAAGGGGTTTGAACATGGTGACTTTGATATGATGACGGATGGCACAGAAGAACGACAGTTCCTGTATGCTGAAGATTGTTGTGAGGCTCTTGAGACTATCATGATGCATTACACAGACTTCAAACCTGAAGATCCATTACATATCACATCATTTAATTCTTCAAGTATCAAGGAAGTTGCTGCTATCATCATGGGTCAGTTTAATCTGATCAACAGACCAATCAAGATCACACCTGGTATTGCAAAGGACAGTGTACAACTTGATAAGAGGAATGATGCTAATATGTTTATCAAAGACTGGTGGTTACCTACAACCAATCTTCAAGATGGTATTGCCAAAGTATTCGATGCGATGAAGAATGATTACGTTTAACTATCTCGGTAAGTTGGGACAACTGGGTAACCAGATGTTCCAGTATGCTTCGACTAAAGGTATCGCCACACACAACGGATATGATTTCATGATCCCCGATCATGATGAGATCTTTGATGACGGTATCGGTAACAAACTCCATATTGAATTGGATGTCCCCTTTACACTCGACTGTAAAAGGGGTATGATCAAAGCAATGGACATCCGAGAGGGTGGTTTTGAGTTTGACGAAAAACTATTCAACAAATGTCCAGACAACTGTAACCTATTTGGATTCTTTCAGACAGAGAAATACTTTAAACACATCTCTGATGAGATCCGTAAGGACTTTACATTCAAGAAACCATTTGTTGATGAGTGTAAAGAGATTGTAGAAAGTGTATTCAACGATCCTATCGCTCTACACATACGTCGTGGTGATTTCCTAATCAATAGTGGTAATCATCACAATCTCCCCCTAGAATGGTACGAGAAGGCGTTAAGTAAGTTTGAGGTAAGGAGAGATGTAATCATCTTCACAGACGATCCTGAATGGGCTACAGAACAGGAACTATTCAAACCAGATAGATTCATTATCTCCAGAGGTAATAGTTCCTACATTGATCTCTACCTGATGACACAGTGTAGTGACTTCATCATTGCCAACTCTTCATTCTCATGGTGGGGTGCATGGTTGGCAAACACTGGTAAAGTCATTGCACCTAAAGTCTGGTTCGGACCTAACAACGCTCACTTAAATACCAAAGATTTATACCCCCGACACTGGGAGACTATTTGATGGACAGAAACAAAGGTGCTTATAAACTTCAAGGTCTTCCCAAGATCTATTGCATCAACCTTGATGATCAACCAGAACGTTGGGAGTATATGACTAACCAGTTTAAGTACTGGGAGATTGAAAACTATACCCGTGTGTCCGCTTACGATGGTCGTGAAGACGATCTAGGAGACATTCTGAAGGGTAGGTATCCTGACATGTGTCAGTCGGGTGAGATTGGTTGCGTGACATCACACCTCAAGGCTATCAAGGAGTTCTATGAGAGTGGTGATCCGGTAGCGATCATGATGGAGGATGACTGTGATTTAGATCTAGTCAGATTCTGGAACTTTACATGGAAGGACTTCTATGGTAAGATTCCTTATGACTGGGACGTTTGTCAGATCTCAATCATCTGTACAGGTGATGTCCATGTCAAAATCCACAAGAGATTCGTCAATGAATTCTCTACTGCATGTTACTTGATTACTCGACATCATGCGGAGAAGTTAATTCGTCTCCACTGTAGAGGTAACAAGTACAAACTTGATAATGATGTAAGACCCAGACCAGTTGCTGATGATCTCATCTACAACTCTGGTAACACTTACGCCATTCCCCTTTTGTTATACAAGACAGAACTGGGTTCCAGTATTCACCAGGACCATGTGGAGGTATTCCACAAGAGTAACTATCAGGCTCAGTTTAACTTCTGGTCACAGGCTGGAGCCCAGATGTCTATTGATGAATTGATGAACTTTGATCCCTACCTCGGTAGGATATCAGGTGCGTCAGAGAATCAACAAAATACCCCGCCAAGTTCTTGACGGGTATATATACTTAACCTTTTGTCAATTTTTACAAAGGGTAACAAACAGGGAGTTGTCGATTCCCTTTCCATCTGTGGGTAACCATTCCACAAGTAAAAACGAGGTAAAAACTAATGTTCAAATCTGTATTCGCAGCTCTGTCTGCTTCCGCACTTTCCGCAGGCGCTGCCCTTGCAGGTCCCTACGTCAACGTCGAAACCAACGCTGGTTGGGTCGGTGATGACTACAGTGGTGCTGTAACCGATCTGCATGTCGGCTACGAGGGTGACCTGGGTGAGTCCGCTGCTTGGTATGTCCAAGGCGGTCCTGCTCTGGTATCTGTTGACGGCGAAGAGACCGAAACCGAAATCTCCGGTAAGGTTGGCGCTTCCGTTGCTATCACCGAAAGACTCGGTGCTTATGGCGAACTCTCCATGCTGACTGCTGACCAGGACTTCGATGACCTGAACGTAGGTGGTAAGCTGGGCGTTAAGTTCAGTTTCTGATTCACGGATAACGTGTTATAATATGAGGGTCCCTAGTGGCCCTCTTTTTTTATGGACTATCAAGTACCCGATTTATGTGTGATGAGTATCACACCAGACGAAGAGACAGGTAAGTTGTGGTTGGACATGCCATCCGTATGGGATCCAAGTCCACAACCTCCAGTGTTGGTTACACAAAAAACCATTGACTTTGTTACGAAGGATCCTTACAGTGTTCCTATGTGTCCTCCAGACTGGCCTAATCCCCCCACAGTAGATGAAGATATCTAAACTTCTATTCAATCCCTTTGTACTCCTTCTCGTAGGATGTACAGGGATTCTTTCTTTTATACAACTCATGCATATCTCCTACCATCACAGGATGGAGCATGATATTCACGGTCATGTCAGGGAATTTTGTAGAGATAACCCCGATGTGTGCCAGTATTCAGACTGACAGTGTTGACAAATGTTAAGAAATTATATATAATGTAACAATACTTCACAGGAGTTTTATTGTGACTGTTAGTTCTAATGATCAAGGTCAGCAAAATATGTGGGCTAAAGAGCCTCGTATGTACATTGACCAGACCGCAGCTGAGCGCTACGGTTATGAAACATATGCTGAGAAAGCAGAGAAGCTGAATGGCCGTACAGCCATGATTGGTTTCGTTGCTGCGGTTCTTTCCTACGCAACTTCTGGAAGTTTGTTCTTCTTTGGTGTGTTTGGAATCTGACACATACTTGACATTGGTCAGTAACTTTTATACAATATAGTAGTATAAATTACCTAGACAAGAAACCGATGGCGTCTTACTCTATTACCATCCAGCAACCTGATGGAACCGAAACCACATTCAATTGTGAAGAGGATCAATACATTCTTGAGGCTGGAGAAGAAGCGGGACTAGACTTACCTTACTCTTGTAAAGCCGGAGCATGTTCCTCATGTGCTGGTAAGGTAATCAGTGGAACGATTGACAACGAAGAGCAATCATTCCTTGATGACGATCAACTAGAAGAAGGTCTCTGCCTTCTCTGCGTCACCTATCCTACAAGTGATTGTGTAATCTTATCTGATCAAGAAGAGTATTTGTATTGATGACAAACCCAAACCAACTCTATGAAGACATGGAGAGATTGAACGCCCTATACGAAGAACTCTGTTGGGCACATGATGATGAACTTATTTTCACTCATGAAAATGGCAGAGTCGTTATTTACAACAACACTTTGGAGAAAACAAATGAACGAAAAGGCAGAACGCATTAACGGTTGGGCAGCCATGCTGGGTGTCGTCGCAGCCATGGGTAGCTACGCAGTATCAGGTCAAATCATTCCTGGTATCTGGTGATGGGATTTTTAGGAGCAGCACTACTAATGTTGATTCCTATCATCGCAGTAGTGAAGGGGTCTAATAAATGACCTACGATTGGACACTGTTTCAAACACTGGTGTTCATCATTACTCCATACTTCCTTATGTTGGCACTTGCCAGTAAGGATGAAGACGACGGACCACCTGATGGTGGTATGATGACACCAGCTTATCAAGGTGCAAGGGGCTAAACGGCCCCTTTTTTTCTAAATATTAATGCCTTGTATAGATACCATGTCAGAGGAAGTAAAGAAGGAAGAACCTAAAAAGAAGGGTCCTTTGAGTAAACTTAAAGAGGCGGCAGATGATAAAGAAGAACAACTTGCAATTCTGTCTACTTTTGTCAGGCTTGGTATTCTTGTATGGAGCGGTGGAATCCTCACGTTGGCGTACATTAAACTACCACCTGCACTTGGAATCCCAGAGCAGAAGCTCGACCCCACCTTCATCGCCTCAGTCTTTACCGGGGTTCTAGCAACGTTTGGTGTCCAGGCTGGTAAGAAGAATGGAGCAGCAGCTGGTGGTGGAGTCACAAAGAGTGACATGGAATATCTGATTAAGAAAGCATCAGAGACTGCACCTGGTCAAACCATTAGAGTAGAACCAGGTACATTTACTATTGTTCCAACACAAAAGTCCGACGACACATATAAGATGTGAATAGATAGTGTAGTCAAGTAATTGATATATGAAATTCTTTTTTGTTTTTCTGGCTACACTAATTCTTGCCCTTCCTGCTTGGGCTGTGGATGTCAGTATGGGATCAAACGGAAACTTAATTTTTGATCCATCTGACATCACTATTGAAGCGGGTGAAACAGTACACTTTGTCAATGGAATGCTTCCACCTCACAACATTATTGTTGAGGGAAGAGCTGACCTGTCAAGAGAATCACTGATGTTTAATCCTGGTGAATCGCAGGATATTAAATTTGTTGATGCAGGAGATTATGATTTCTTCTGTGGTCCTCACCAAGGTGCAGGAATGATTGGACAAATTCACGTCAAATGATATAATAATTAAAGAAGGACTATACAAATGAGAAGAACTATTGTCAAAGCTCTCAGGGCTCAAGCACTTGGTAACATCGAAAAGGCAAAAGCAAATATTGACATCTACCTACATAACCCTGTAGGCATCGGTGAACATTCTGATATCCTTGCTGCTGTTCAAGACCAGATTGATATGATTGCTAAGGAAGAAGAAAGACTAGATGTATTGGAGAAACACTTCGGTGACTGATCAGACTGACTTTACTATGAGATATAACTTTGCTATGTGTTCTTTTTCAAGAATGTATGGCGTGAACTCGGTTAGGGATTCACATGAGGTCAGTAAATTCTGTAAGAAGTGGGCTGAGACAGAGGAACAAAATGTTCCTCTTGGAAACTTAACTGAAGTTGATTTTTATTTTAGAGATCTGTGGAAGATCTGGGGTGGTTACTTATGAAACTGGCGATTACATCTGACAGTAAAGATGATGTATTGACATTGTTTGATACTGATACAGAAACGGTATTGAAAATAGAAACAGATGAACGTGGTCTCGATAACACCTCTAATCAAGAGAGACCACCACACAGACCATTTGGAATCACTTGGAATGAGGACACGATCTTTATTGCCAATCGTTCAAATTTGTTGATCT